AACCAACCGACTACCAACTTTTATTTATTAACGCAAGCTCATTTACAATCTCATTGACAAACATAGACATAGTATTAAAAATAATCTTACTTAGTGTAACTATCGGTTATACTATTCAAAAATGGTATTTATTAAATAAAAAAAATAAATGATATTAAAAGAACTAGAATTAAAAGTAAAAGAGTTTGCTAGTTATGTAGTACAACAGTCTAGATCTAACCTAACTAAAGGCGGGCAAAATGCTACGGGATCTTTAAACAAATCCATAAAGCCTAGTATAATAGTAGAGAAAGACGCTTTTATAGTTCAATTTGAAATGGAGGATTACGGTCTCTTCCAAGATCAAGGAGTTAAAGGAACTAAGTCCACGTATGCTGAAAGCTCTAATAGTCCTTTTAGATTTGGAACAGGATCCGGACGTAAAGGAGGATTAACTAGCGGGATACAAAATTGGGTTAAACTTAAAAAATTTCGTTGGAGAGATAAAAAGGGTAGATTTATGAGTTATAATAGTATAAGCTATATAATTATAAATAGTATATGGCGTAAAGGTTTAAGAGCTAGATTTTTCTTTACTACTCCTTTTGATAAAGGTATTCAAAGATTCGGAGATCAGTTCTTAAATGCTTTTATATTAGATACAGAAAAACAAATAATATTTGGAGCTAAAAAATAAACAATGGATATAATACCTTTAAGATCCCCTAGATATGAGATAGAGACTACCGCAGCAAGCGGAGAGTTATCGGCTGCTTTAGAATTAACTATTGATAGTACGTTAAGATATACAATAGTTAAAAATTGCACGGCCAATCAGACTGTCGTTTTTGAAATATCTGAGCTAGCTAGAGATTATTTACAAACTCCTCAAATGTGGAATATAGCGGGATCTCCGGCGGTTTATGCAAATTCTACACAAATAGAAATATCTAGAAGTATAAAGTTTTATAGTGCCGTTAATGCCGGAGGATCTTTAGTTAGAACTGAGACTCAGACTTATAATGGTTTTGACGGTTACGGAGAATGGACTGAGGGAGCAAATTCAGAAATACCTAAAGGAGCTACTAACGCTTTTTTATTAACTAAATTAGACGGAACTAATTACGAATTTTTTGCTCCGGCCTCAACTATTTTGCGTATAACCGCAACGGATACAAACGACGATATAACCAATATATCAAATATTACTTCCGGAACTAGCGATAGTACATATAGTTATAGATCTTCAACTCTCAACATTAAAGTTGTAGATTGTAGTAGATACACACCTACCGCCGTATATTTTGTAAATAAATTTGGAGGTATTCAACCTTTATTTTTCTTTACTAAAAAAGTAGACGTACTAAATACTAAGTCTGAAACTTTCCAAAGAAATATTATAGATACCTCTACAACTACTCCAAGTTATTTTAGACCGGCCGTAGCTACTTATCCAAGTTATCCTCATAGCATAGAGACATATAATAAAAACGGTAAAAAATCCTATACTCTAAGCTCGGGATATTATCCGGAAAGAGCGAACGCATATTTTGAACAATTATTATTATCGGAGGCGGTATGGATAATAATAGATAATATTCCTATTCCGGTTACTGTAAGATCTAGTAGTCTTACATTTAAAAATAGCTTAAATGACAAATTAGTAGATTATACCATAGACTTTGAAGAGGCTCAAGATTTTATTAATAATGTTAGATAATGCAAAAACTACAACTCTTTATAAGTGGAACTAGGATAGATTTATTCAAAGATGAGAGCGTTTCAATAACTCAAACTATTCAAAATATAAGAGATATTAAAAAGATCTTTACTGAGTTTACTAAAACTTTTAGTATTCCGGCCTCCAAAGTAAATAATAAAATATTTAAACACTATTATAACTTTGATATTATAGACGGCTTTGATGCTAGAAATAAAGTAGCTGCAAGTATAGAATTAAATAATATTCCTTTTAAAAGTGGTTTTGTAAAATTAGAGGGAGTACAATTAAAGAAAAATAAACCTTACGCTTATAAAATTACATTTTTTGGAGAGACTGTAAATCTAAAAGATATTGTAGGAGACGACGAGTTATCCGCCTTATCTAGCTTAAATACTTTAAATGAAAATTATAGTAATACGAGAGTAAGAACATTATTACAGACTTTAACAAGTAGTACAAATCTAATTACTCCTTTAATTACTCATACTACCCAGCTCTATTATGACTCCGGATCTACCGCAGACGACGGTAACTTATATTATAATTCAAGTAATATTAAGGGCGTAGTATGGACTCAGTTAAAATATGCTCTAAGATTACAAGCTATTATAGATGCTATTGAGTCAAAATATAGTATAACATTTAGTAACGATTTTTTTAACGACTCTACTAATACAACCTTTCATAATTTATTTATGTGGTTACATAGAAAAAAAGGAGACGTTGAGCCGGCCGAACAAGTAACAATGCAATTCGGACAAGTTACTTTATGGAGTCCGCATAGTACCCCAAGCCCTAGATTATTTACGGCTAGCGGAGCTTTAATTGTATCGGGAACTCTTGTAACCTATCCTAATAGTATAGATAGTTTTACTTTATCAATGACTCCAACAAATACAAGCACGTCTTACGATATACAAGTTTTTAGAAATGGATCTCTATATTTTTCTCAACAAAATAATACAGGAACAACGCTTTTAAATCAATCAGATTTTACAATGTCCGCCGGAGACTATACGTTAAAAATAGGAACGGCTGACTCTAGCGGAATTACTTTTAATACTTCCAATATAGTATGGGAGGTAAACGGAACAGAGGGAGGAGAAAGTTTATCAAGTGCTTGGACGGATACTTGGCGTAACGGATCTCAATTATCTACCTCTACTACGTTTGAGTTTGTTATAACGGAACAGATCCCAAAAATGAAAGTCTTAGATTTTCTTACAGGCCTTTTTCAAATGTTTAATCTAACGGCTTTTGTAGATACAGACGGGACAATAGTAGTAAGGACTTTAGATAGTTTTTATAATGCCTCTAGTACAACTTGGACTATTGACGAGTTTGTAGATGTTAAGTCTAGTACAGTAGATCTAGCTTTACCATATAGAGAGGTTAATTTAAGTTATAAAGGATTAAAGACTTTTTTAGCTATTCAATATGAACAGTTAGAAAATAAAGGTTGGGGTACTTTAGACTTTAGTTTAGATAATGCTAAATATGATGCTCCGGAAGAAAGTTACTCTATTGGGTTACCTTTTGAGCATTTACAATATCAAAGATTAGTAAACGCAACGGGAGGGGCTAATACAGATATTCAATGGGGTTGGTTTGTAAATGATAATCAAGAGCCGACTTATAGTAGTCCTTTATTGTTCTATGCTATAAAACAAAGCGGAGGAACGGCTATATCTTTTAAAAATAGCTCGAGTTCTTTTCAATCTTTAACAACTTACAACGTGCCGTCTAATAGCTTAGCCTTAGCAAGCGGTACGAGTACGACAAATATAAATTTTAGTTTAGAACAAAACGAATATACTTTAGATACTTCTTTTACAGGAACATTATTTGAGAACTTCTATAAAAATTATCTAACAGATATTTATAATAATAAAAGACGTTTAACAAAAGTCAAAGCATATATTCCATTAAAAATGATATATAATTTAAAATTAAACGATCAAATCTCGTTAAATAATAACAGTTATAGAATTAATAGTATAACAACAAATCTAACTACCGGAGAAAGTAGTATAGAATTACTTAATATAGTATGATAAAAAACATAATAGATTTATTACAATTCTGTAAAGGAGAAACTGAAAATATCAGAATAGCTCAAGGTAAATATGCTTTGCCTACTAACTTTAAACAAGCATATAAACAAATCAAAAAAGATCTTAAATGGCAGTAGTATCGAAAGAGTATGAGTTAAGGATCTCAACGGCCGACGCTCAAAAAAATATAGATGAGTTAAATAAATCGTTTGAGGCTAGCGAGGATCTTATTATAGATCTTGAGAGAAAATTAAATCTTTACAATAAAGAGCTAGATAAGACGACAGGAATGACCGGCCAAGAAATGGTTAAAAGGTCAGCTCTAAATAAAAGAATTAAAGAAACTAAAGCCGCTATCGCTGAGGAAAAAAACTCTTTAAAAGCTATAAAACAAGAAAGAGAAAAAAACAACAAAGTAATAAAGGACAACACAAAAGCCTCTAGAGATTATTCGGGAGTAGTAGGAGTATTAGATCAACAAACAGGGGGATTAATAAGCGGTACTAAAAACTTAACAGGATCTTTAGCCGGAGCTACTAAAGGATTTAATCTAATGAGAGTAGCTATAATTGCTACGGGTATCGGAGCCTTAGTATTAGGTATTATATCTTTAGGCAAAGCCTTTACTTCAAGCGAGGAGGGACAAAATAAGTTCGCTAAAATAATGACTAGAATATCGGTTATAACCGGTAACGTCTCAGATGTCTTAGCTAGAATAGGTAAAACTTTAATGTCAGTTGGTAAAGTTATAGGAACTGTATTAACGGGAGACTTTAAAAATTTAGGCGGAGCAATAGACGATCTTAAAAATAATTTCTCTGAGGTTACTGAAAAGGTTAAAAACTTTGGAGAGGAAACTAGAAAAGAATTAGAAGTAGCAAATCAAATAGCAGACGAAAGAGCAAGAGCGGATAAACTAGATAGACAATTACTTTTAGATAGAGCAGAGGCTACTAGAAAATTTAATGAATTAAGAGAGAAAGCAGCCGATAAAGAAAACGTATCTATTGAGGATAGGATCGCAGCTCTTAAAGAGGCCGGTAGAATTGAGGACGAAATAACTAAAAAAGAAATTGAGGCGGCGGAAATAAGATTTAAAACTAAACAACTAGAGAACAGTTTAAGCGACTCAACAAAAGAGGATCTAGACGAAGAGGCTGCATTACAAGCTAAGTTAATTGAGTTAGAGGCCTCAAGACTTAAAAAGCAAAAAACACTAACCGCAGAAATAACTACAAATTTAAGAGAGGCGGAGTCTGAAAGAAAAAGAATAGAGGCAGAAAAAAAAGCAGATATAAAAAAGGCAGAGGCCGACGAAATAGCTGCGGCTAAAAAACTAGCAGAAACTAAAAAGCTAATTAGAGACGCTACCGCAATATCTGACGCTGAAAAAAGAGAGCTAGAGCTTATTAAAATAGATGAGCAATTTGAAAAATTAAAACTTCAAGCTGAGGAACAAAACCTAGAAACTACTGAAATAGAAAATGCTAGACTAGCTAAAAGAGCAGAAAAACAAAAAGAGTTTAGAGATAAAGATATAGCGGAGGCAAAAAAAGCCGCAGACGAAAAGAAAGCGGTAGCTATGGCAGAGTTTGAGGCAGAAAAACAATTACAAGGTCAAAAATTTGGTTTATTATCTCAGTTCGGAGGTTTTCTATCGTCAATAGCGGGCGAAAATAAAAAGCTAGCTATTGCGGGAGTTATAGCTCAACAGGCCGGATCAATAGGCCAAATAGTTTCAGCAACCGGTATAGCAAACGCTAAAGCAGTAGCCGCAACGCCTTTAACTTTAGGACAACCTTTCGTTACCTTAAATACAATATCAGCCGCTTTATCTATTGCAAGCTCGGTAGCAAGTGCTGCAAAATCTATCCAACAAATTAAATCGTCCGGTCAGAGTGCAAGTGCAATTTCAGCTCCAAGTTTACCAACCGGAAGAGGTGGGGGTGGAGCTAGTACAAGCATAGCGTCAAATCCTCCTAGTATAAATACAGTAGGAGCCGGAGGCGTAAATCAGTTAGCCTCAGCAATAGGAGAGACAGAGTCTCAACCCGTTCAAGCGTTTGTAGTAGCTAACGACGTTACAACGGCTCAAGGCTTAGAGAGAAATATTATAGACGGAGCCTCTATATAATACAAAATAAAATAATTAAAACGTTATACAAATATGAAAATAGTCGAGCTAATATTAGACGAGGATCAAGAGATTACAGGAGTTGAGGCTATATCAATAGTAGAAAACCCCGCAATCGAGGAGGATTTTATAGCTTTAGAAAGTGAAGAGTTTAAACTTGCAGAGGTAGATAAAAAGAAAAAAATCTTAATGGGAGCTTTATTAATTCCTAATAAACCCATATATAGAAAAAACGAGGAGGGCGAATATTATATTTATTTTTCTAAAGAGACAATCGAGAAAGCCTCTCAATTATATTTAAAACAAGGCAATCAAAATAATTCAACCTTAGAACATAAACACGAATTAAACGGACTTACTTTAGTTGAGTCTTGGATCGTTGAGGATAAAGTACACGATAAATCTAGAAAATACGGTTTTGATTTTCCTATCGGAACTTGGGTAGGATCCGTAAAAGTAAATAACGATAAGATTTGGGAGGAGTTTGTAGAGAGCGGTAAAGTAAAAGGTTTTAGTATTGAGGGATATTTTGCCGATAAAATGCAAATTAAAGCTCCAAGTATTGAAGAGGATCTAGCTAAGATTGAAGAGGAGGAGGCTGAATATATGCTAAGCGTTATTACAGGAATTATCAAAGACGATAAAAGATATAAAGACGGTAAAAATTTAATATTAGAAAGTTTTAGCGACTATCCTCAGTCAGTAAAAAATAACGCAAAAAGAGGTATAGATCTAAATAAAAAAGTAAACAATAAATGTGCGACAGATGTCGGTAAGATCAGAGCGTCTCAATTAGCTCAAGGAAAACCTATCTCAGAGGCTACTATAAAAAGAATGTACTCTTATTTATCTAGAGCTGAGGAATATTATAACGAGTCTGATTCTAAAGCGTGCGGTACTATAAGCTATTTATTATGGGGAGGTAAAGCCGGCCTAGCTTGGAGTAAATCTAAACTCAAAAAACTAGGCGTATTAGAATTAACTACTCAAGTAGTGAACGACGAGTTTGCTATTATTGACGATAGACTAGCTTATTCAACCGAACAGAAAGCTAAAGAAATGGCTAGTAATATTGGTTGCGAGGGAATACATACTCACGACGTAGAGGGTAAAACTTGGTATATGCCTTGCGAATATCATAATAAGGACAATATGAATAAAGACTGTCCTATGGGATATAAGAAAAAAGACGGTAAATGCGTAAAAAAAAAAGATAATTACGCAGAGGTAGGTAAAAGAGGCGGAATTAAAAAAAGTCCTAAAGCTCCAAAATCAGATACTCCAAATAGAAACCCAAAAGGAAAAGGGACGGCTAAAGGAGACGCCTCAACAAGTAGAGGAGCTAAAGTATCTAAAGCAGACGAGGCTACCTTACAAAAAAAGGCAGACGAGTTTAATGAGAGATATAAGAAAAAATTAGGTTACGGAGTTACGGTAGGAATGTTAAAGTCTGTTTTCCAAAGAGGCTTAGGAGCATTTAACGTATCTCATAGCCCAAGAGTAAAGAGTGCCTCTCAATGGAGTTTTGCGAGGGTAAACGCTTTTTTATATTTAGTTAAAAACGGAAGACCTCAAAATCCAAAGTATAAAGGAGACTTTGATTTACTTCCAAAAAAACACCCAAAAAGTGCAAAGAAATAATAAAACTTATTGGCCATCTCGTACAAGTCCTAACGGATCTAGGCGAGCTTGCTATTGTAAAGACAAAAATACATACTCGATAGAGTGCTGCGACGGATCATTATTCGCTCAAGGTATAGGAGTAATTAGTAGAGTAGCATCTTGAAAATGCAAAATTTTTTTTATAAATCGTTAAATAGTTAATTATGAAAAGTAGTGAAATGTTAAATAAAATAAAAGCTATCCTAGACATTCAAGTAAGGCTTGAAGATAGGAAACTAGAAAACGGGACAGTTATTACGGCTGAGGCGTTTTCTCAAGGTAAAGAAGTTTTTATTAAATCTGACGACGAAAAGGTTAAAATGCCTGTCGGCGAATACGAACTAGAGTCCGGAGAGGTTTTAGTTGTAAAAGAAGAGGGTTTAATAGATGAACTTAAAGAAATAGAATTAGGTTACGGAGAGAAAGAAATGGAAGAGGAGGACGGAGACCGTAAAGAGGAGGCTGACGTTGCTGATTGGAAAGGTATGGAGAAAAGGATCCAAAACCTAGAAGATGCAATCGCAGATCTTAAAAAAGATAAAGAGCCTAACTCTGAAAAAGTTGAGGAGGTAGATACCGCAGAGCAACTTAAAAAAGAGGTTAAAGAAGTGGAAGTAAACGCAGCAGAGGAAGTTAAAGATGACGTCTCTAAAGAGGTCAAAGAGGAGCTTTCAAAGCCCGCAGCAGATCCTATCAAACATTCGCCGGAAACAGGAACAGGCGAAAGACCGAAAGGATTTACTTTTTCACAAAATAAACAACAGTCTATCAAGGATAGAATATTTGAAAAACTTAACAATTAAAATTTAAATAAAATGTCATTATCAATTACTAGCACGTATGCGGGACAATGGAGCGGGAAGTATATAGCCGCAGCTTTATTGTCGGGCGATACAATAGCAAAAGGAGGTATCGAAGTGATGCCTAATATTAAATACAAAGAGGTCATTTCTAAAATGGCGGTAAGTGGAATTATTGCTGATTCTACTTGCGACTTTACAGATGCGGGAGACGTTGCATTAACTGAGAGAGTTCTTCAACCGGAAGAGTTTCAAGTAAATACGTCTTTGTGCCTCACGCCGTTTGTTTCATCTTGGGAAGCAGCAGAAATGGGCTTTTCAGCTTATGAAAAAATGCCTAAGAAGTTTAGCGATTTCTTAATCGGCGAGGTAGCAGCTCAAGTAGCTCAAAAAACAGAACAATCTATTTGGAATGGAGCTAATGGTACGGCGGGAGAGTTTGACGGTTTCGTAACTCTTTTCAAAGCTGACTCAGACGTTTCAGATATTTCGGGAACAACTGTAACCTCAGCTAACGTAATCGCAGAAATGGGTAAAGTAATCGACGCTTGTCCGTCGGCTCTTTATGGAAAAGAGGATCTTTACTTATATGTATCTAGAAACGTAGCAAAAGCATATGTAAGAGCTTTAGCAGCTCAAGGAGGCGGCTATGAGAATAAAGTTAATATGTGGTACTCAATGGATCAACCATTAACATTTGACGGAGTTAATATTTTCTTAGCTCAAGGTCTTAATGATAATCAAATGGTACTAGCTCAAAAATCTAACCTATACTTTGGAACAGGATTATTAAATGATCATAACCTAGTTAAAACTCTAGATATGAGTAATTTAGACGGATCGCAAAACGTAAGAATTATAATGCGTTTTACAAGTGGTATCCAATACGGTTTCGGAAACGAGGTTGTATTATACGATCCAACAGTATAATAAATTAACAAGGGGTAGGATAGAAAACTACTCTACCCTTTTTTTTAACTTTTTAAAAATATAATAATATGGCTTGTGTTTTAACAAAAGGAAGAAGTTTACCTTGTAAAACCGGTTTTGGTGGAGTAAAGAAAATCTACTTTGCTGACTATGGTACTCTAGGAACAGTAACTATAAATGCTGACGGTACTATTGACGCAATAGGAGGAAGTCCGGCTTGGTTTGAGTATGACGTAAAAGGCAACTCAAGTCTAGAGTCTACTGTAAACTCATCAAGAGAAAACGGTACAACTTTTTTCACTCAAACAATAAATATAACTTTAGCGTTTTTAGATAACGCAACTCAGCAAGAATTACAATTAATTTGCGTTAGTAGACCTCACGTAGTAGTTGAGGATTACTTAGGAAAACAATACTTATGCGGTCTTGAGAATGGTTGCGAAGTAACAGGAGGAACGGTTGTAACAGGAGCAGCAGCCGGCGATCTATACGGATTTACTCTAACACTAGAGGGACAAGAGGAGAAAGCTCCGGCTTTTGTTGATGCGGGCGTAATTTCAGCATCTTCGGTAACTCCAATAGATCCTAACGCTTAATATATCTTAATTTTAGTTTAATTATAAGAGAGCGGCTTTAGGCCGCTTTTTTATTTTACAAATTTAAATTTACTTCTCGTTATATAGTCAATGATAGTATTAACGACAACCGCATCACAAACTTTAAAGGTTATACCTAGAGAATATCTAGGATCCTTTACTATTGATGTAAGAGATTCTAGTCTTAATAAATCATTTACATATTTTGAGGATACAGTTACGACTAATGGTAACTATATGGAGTTTACAAACAACTATATAGACGCCTCTAGTAATAGTATTTTTAAAGAGGCTAGATTTTATGATCTTGACTTATATGCTGACTTTAACTTTTGGAATACTAATTTAAGTTTATGGAATTTTTACGACGAAATTTGGCAAACGGACTCAGATCAAAAAGAGAGAATATATAGAGATAGAATATTTGTAACGGATCAAGACATAGATCAATTAAACGACAACGATCATTATAATATTAATAAGGATCAGTATACTACAAATAATTCTTACGATAATGAGTATATTGTTCC